ATGAATACATTAAATGACAATAAAAAAACAGCGAATGATTGGCATAGAGCTGACATTATCGCTGCACTTCATAAAGCGGGTTGGTCATTAAGACAACTCTCTTTAAAACATGGGTATAGTCAAGGTGGTACATTAAAGAATGCTTTAGACCGCCCTTGGCTTAAAGGTGAACGTATTATCGCTGAAGCCATTGGCATTCCAGCAGAGGAAATTTGGGCTGCACGATATGCTCACCGCAATAATAAAAAATTTGCGGATAGATAGTTTAAAGAGGTTGTTATGAGCCTAAACAAATCAAAAACACACTATTCTGCAAAAGAATTATTGGATCTAAGTTTAAACTGTTTACCTAATAGTGTGCAAGGTATTTTATATCAGGCGAAAAAGAATAAATGGAATGGAAGAAAAAGGTCAGCTCAAGGTGGTGGAATAGAATTTGAACTCGCCACACTCCCTATCGACATCCAAGCTGAAATCTTGCTCAAGGAAAAAATAGCCAAAGATCCTGACTTTAAAAATACAAAAATCAAAAAAGTAAAAGCGCAAGAACGCGTAATGACTGAAAGTGCTTGGAATGTCCTTGCTTCGGCAACGAATGAACAAGAACGTCGTGCTGAACATCGTTTTGATGCGGTAATGAAGCTGAAAAAGCTCTTAGATTTACGTTACAAGTTGACGCAAGCCATTGATCTGGTTGTTGAGAGTTTTAACGGGCAAGAAGGTGAAACTGTTAGCCGAGGCAGTTTAAAGCGCTGGTGGTACAAAGTGAAAAATCACCCACAAAGCAACTGGCTACCGCTTTTATTAGATCGCATTGAGCGAGACAGCACGAATCGCTATGCCGAAATAGATGATACAGCGTGGAAATATTTCCTAAAACTTTATCTGCGCAAAAGCCAACCTCAATTTAACGCTTGTTACTACCACCTCAGTTTAGCTGCTGAAGAAAATGGTTGGACAATTCCGAGCTTGAGCGGTTTAAAGCGTAAAGTGAAACGAGAGATTGGTGCTGCAGAATTAGCTTTGGCACGTGGCGGTGAACATACGTTACGAGAAATTATTAAACCGCAAAAAAGAACGGTCGCTCATCTCGATGCCTTAGAAATTGTTAATGGTGATGGTTATCAACATAACGTCTTTGTGGATTGGTATGAAGATGGCAGCCGACCAATTAGACCCAAAACGTGGTTTTGGCAAGATGTCCGCACACGCCGCATTTTAGCTTGGTGTGTCGACGATAGCGAAAACGGCGATCAAATCCGCCAAGCGACATTACGCCTTATCAAGCAATACGGCATACCAAAAACAATCTTAATGGATAACACTCGTGCAGCCTCAGATTTACAGACCTCAACTCAAACAAAACGGGGTAAACGTAACAAAGAGATCTTAGCAGAAGGTTTGTTAGAGCGACTCGGTATTAAAGTTATCCGCACCTTAGTGTTTAAAGGTAGAGGGAATGGTCGAGCAAAACCGATTGAACGTGCTTTTAGACGCGACGCATTGCCGAGCTACATTGATTTAGATCCTAGATTAGAAGGTTATTTTGCAGGCTTTGATGTCATTAATCGTCCTGAAGATTACCAATACAAAAAAGGCGTAAATAAAGCGTTATTTTTGCAAGTGGTTGAAGAGGGTGTACGGCTTTGGAACAGTAAAAAAGGTCGACAAACTGAACTAGGGGAAGGGATTTACAGCGCTGATGAGCTTTGGATAAGAGATTACGCAAAAATCGATGCTGTTAAACCAAGTGAAGAACAACTTAGACAGCTGATGATGTTAGGTGAAAGCACCAAAGTGGATAAACACGGCTGCTTTAAATTGAAAGCAGGATATCGCATTAACGGACAACAAAATCGCTACTACTCACCTGCTTTACAGGGTGGTGAGTATTCGCAAGTAGTTGTGCGATTCGATCCTGACGACTTACACGGCACTGTCTATGTTTATGATTTAAATGGCGTGTATCTGTGTGAGGCACAATGTGAAGAAACAGTTGCCTTTGACAGTATGGAGGGAGCAAGACAACAACGTCGCTTTGAAACACAAGAACGGAAACTCGTGAAAAAACTGCTTGATACACAAGAAAAAGCATCTGCTGCGGAATATGAACAGTATCGCAAAAAATTTGTTGATGTTCCTGATGCAGATCTTGCAAAACCACGACAAATTAAACCATTGCCAGCGTTTGACGGTAGTGCCGCATTAAAAGTAGTTGATGATGAGCATTATCAGCTCAAACCAACCAAGAAAACCGATTTAAACAAAGGGCTAGATATTTATGCCCAATTATTAAGAGAACAGGAGAATTAACCTATGACCCTCATTGAGCAAATTAAGCAAATTATTGAAAGTGCAGAAATAAGTCAAGCAAAACTCGCTAAAGAAATTGGCATAACCAGCGGGGCACTATCAAGTTACTTAAATGAAAAATATCAAGGGAATGTCGACAAAATTACTCAATTATTACTTGGTTGGTTAGAGCATCGCCAAGAACGCCAAGCGAAATTTATGGTTGCTCCTGATTTTATCAAAACAGCGACAGCAGAAGACGTCATGGAAACGTTACGTTACGCACATTTACTCAGCACAATGGCGACGGTTTATGGAGCAAGCGGCGTGGGGAAAACCACTGCTGCAAAAGCCTATAAACAGCAAAATCCTAATGTCTGGATGATTACCGCCAATCCAAGTCGGGCAAGTTTAAGCGAAACGCTGTATGAAATGGCATTAGAGCTTGGTTTAAATGATGTGTCAAAACGAAAAGGGAGCTTATCTCGTTTAATTGTGAAAAAACTCACCGACACCAAGGGGTTATTTATTGTTGATGAAGCAGATCATCTCCCTTATGAAACCTTAGAAGAAATTCGCTTAATTCAAGAGCAATGTCAAATTGGGTTTGTGTTAATTGGCAATGACAAAGTATATACCCGTTTACGCGGTGGCATGCATCAAACACACGAATATGCTCGTCTTTGGTCGCGAATATCTGATCACAAACGCATAAAAGAAAGTCAAGTGGAAGACATTATTGCTATCGCAGAGGCGTGGCAATTAGACAGCGAAAATAAGAAGTTAATTGCTCTCCTTAGCAGTATCTGCAAACAAGGGGGTGGGTTACGCATCCTGACTCAAATTTTACGTTTGGCGTGGATCAGTGCGAAAAGTGAAAACCAACCATTGAATTACGACTGGATTTATTCAGCAAAAATGAAATTGCAAGGCGGCACACAATGAAAAGATTAATGATGATCGGATTGGCGGTATTACTTACCGCCTGCCAACAAGAACCAAAAGAACCGGAATGTGATCAACTTTGTTGGCAACAACAAGCCAACGAAGAATGGAAAAAGGAACACGGCGAATTTCAAACGCCGCTTAGTCCGGAACACGAGCAAGAGATTTACGAATGGCTAAAGGAACACTATCCCGACACCGATTTTAATAACCACACCCTTGAACTAACAGGAGAAGATGATGAGTAAAGTAACCATTGACGGCAAAACCTACTGGCAAGACGCAAAAGGCAACCTCACGCCCGAAGAGCTGGTGAAAGAGATTGACAAAGAACGCGATGCACTGGTGCAAGAATGGGTAGAAAAAGCCAAAGCCCTAAACACGGAAATCAGCCAATTTAAAGGTGGTATTTTTGGCGATATTCAGGCTTTTGTCGAACTATCCGCCGAAAAATACGGTGCAAAATTGGGTGGCAACAAAGGCAATGTCACGCTCTATAGCTATGACGGCAAATACAAAATCCAACGTGCGATTAATGACCATTTGCAATTCGATGAACGTATTCAAGCGGCAAAAATGCTGATTGATGAGTGTTTAAATGAATGGTCAGAAGGCTCACGTCCTGAACTTAAAGCTTTGATTGAACGTGCATTTGACGTTGATAAGGAGGGTAATCTTAATACTAGCCGAATTTTAGGATTACGCCGTGTTGATATTAAAGATCCGCGCTGGCTCAATGCAATGCAAGCGATTAGTGAGAGTGTGCAAGTGGTCAACTCCAAAGCCTATGTGCGAGTTTACGAACGCATTGGCGACAGCGACCAATATCAACCAATTAGTTTAGATGTGGCGGGGGTGTAGAAATGGGTATGTATTGGATTGAACTTAATGCTGCGTTACAAGTTGAAACAGAAGCAGAAAGTGAAGATGACGCAAAATGTCGTATCGCAGAAATGTTAAATGAAGTTAGCGAGATTTACGGCATTGATTTTAAGTATCGTTTTTTGCTAGTTGATCGGGATGATGAATAAGGAATTTATATGAGAAATGAAGACTATTACAACTACGCCGAACAAGCAGCGGCATTGGAGAAAAAGCAACAATACCACGATGCCGCACTGCATTGGCAACTTGCCTCCGGCAAAGCAAAAAAAGAGATCAACTGCGAATATGCCACCGAACGAAGCAAATTTTGCAACCGAATGGCAGTGCGACCATTTAGTCGAGGTGAAGAATGAAAAAATTTATCATTCGAGCGGTATGTGTCAACGAAATACTGGTTGAAGCCAACAATATTAATGAGGTTGAGCAACTAACTGATGACTTTGCTCCAAGCTATTTAGACGCACAACCTAAAGAGATTATTGCCGTTGAGTCTGTTATTGAGATTGAGGAGTTATAAATGCAACAAGTGACAAAACAAGATTTAGTCGAGCAACTCGCTGACGTATGGACGCAGATTGAGTACGCTATGTGGCTGCTTAACGAGGACAAGTTCAAAGATGCCGCTAGAATGCTGCGTTTAGGAATGAGAGACGCAACAAAAGTAGAACAGAAATTAAAATTACTGGCAAATCATTAAAACCCATTTAAACGCCTTTTAAATCTCAGTTAAGAGGCGTTCATAATGCGTTTTAGGAGAGAAAAATATGCGTTACACCAAACCAAAATTAATTCAGCTGATCCACATTGCCAAACATAAGCTGCGCATTGATGAAGAGACTTACCGCCTAATTTTGTGTAATGAAACTGGCAAAAATAGTTGCAAAGAAATGAATATCACTGAATTAATGAAAGTCTTTGATCATTTTGAACAAGCCGGCTTTAAACACACCACCAAGCGTCAGCGCTCACCGGCAAGCCAAAAAGCAAAAGTCAAACACAATATTGCGTTAAAAATCCGTGCGGTTTGGATTGAGATGCACAAACAGGGCGTGATTAGAGAGGGTTCAGAAGACGCATTAAACAGTTTTGTGCGTAATGTTGTTAATCCTATTTTGCAACAACAAGACAAGCCAATTGTGCTAAACGTACAAAGCCTTGACTATAAACTCGGTACAATCGTGCTTGAACGTCTGAAAAAATGGCAGCAACGCACACAAAAAGAGGTGAAATAATGAAACTTTGCCGTTGCCCGATTTGCCATAGCGATATCCATTTGGATCAACTATTAGAAGACGATGCCGGACGTGAATTATTAGGTCTAATCGCCCATCGCTCGTCCATTGGTTGCCTATATTGGCTTATTCCGCCCGGAAAAAAGCCAGCTGTCAAACAGCCGAGCGGTCAAACTGATCAAAGAGGTGTTTGAGTTATTCCCATCATCACTTTTATTGGCTCACGCCTTGAGTGAAACGGTGCGCGCGGTGCAAGATAAACGCCGTCACAACCAAAATCGCGCAGCATTGACTAACCATAACTACCTAAAACAAGTCTATGACACCAATGCGCCGAAATTTATCAGCGTTACTACTCAAGCGGCAACGGAAAACACCGCTCAAGCGGCACAGCAGGCACAAGCACAACAACAAACCGACAGAATGAACAGTATTTTAGTGGTGGAGCAACTGCACCAATTTGGGCAACCGATCAAACACCTCAAAGCCTACCCGGAATGGCTGGCGTGGAAACATCAACAGGAGGCGTTGAAGAATGGAAAATAACAAGACAGAAAATAACAGCACCTTTGAAGACAAAGCCCCCGAAATCTTGCTCGACCTTGCGGAACATACGCGTGAACTGTTGGTGCAAAAATACCAGTTTGAGGATAGCCAAGCCAAACAAATCGGCATTGAGCTGGCCCAGAGCATTGCTGAAAACTGGGGCGGCGAGGTGATTTATATCCCGAAAGCATTATTGATTGCATTAAGCGAACGCGATCTGGCAATTTGGCGAGATTTTAACGGCAACAACTACCGCGACCTCGCTCGCAAATATAACGTATCAATGCAATGGGTTTATCAAATTGTCAAACGAGTGCAAAAAGAAGAAGTCGCCAAACGGCAGTTTGATATGTTTAAATAAAGATAACCGGCGCAAGCCGGTTTTTTATTGCTTTTGATTAAATTGACGATAAACCTCACAAAATCGCCGCATCGCTTGGGCTTTAGTGCCGCCAACTTTACCCAAAATATAAATTATGATCTCTATCACAATTTACCGAATTAAAGAGGGATTTTTTGCTGCCATTTGTCTTATACTAAAATGCGTTTATAAAACAACCTAAAGGAAGGAAATCAATGAACTTAATCAAAAAATATAGCGTTATTTTATGCGCGTTTTTTATGCTACCAACACTCGCTTTTGCGCAAGATATTGGTTTAACGGTATCGCAATTTGCTAAAAGAGTTAATACTAATCTTGCCAGTATGGAAGCGCCGTTTAGGATAAGTGAGTCGCTTAAAATCCAGACTGGTGAGGTGAATGATGTTGCTAGTTATCAATTTTCAGATAATTTTTCAGTGGTGATTACCGTTGATAAAAAGACACATAAAGTAAAGAGTTTAATAACTAATGTAGTCCCTATTGCGGATGGTGGAGATCAAAATTTAATTATGTTTTTTAGTAATTCTGCACTTTTATCCGCTTTTGATGGCAAAAATTCAATGAAGACCGTTGGTAAAAAATTTATTACGCTTACTACTGAAGCGATAACGGAATGGGGAAAATCAAAAAAAGATATTCAAAAATCATTTATTCTTAATGGTAAACAATACGGTATCTCAATAAATCAATATACGGGCATTATGTCATTCGCAGAAATTAAGGAATAATAGCATGATAAAAAACATTACTATCTTTATATTAATTTGTGTTAGCGGTTTTGCTTATTCTGCTAAGCAAGAATACAGTTGCGATGATGGGAAGCGCTACTGCAAAGAAATGAGAAGTTGCGAAGAAGCCAAATACCATCTAGAGCAATGTGGATTATCTCGCCTTGACAGAGATAAAGACGGGATTCCGTGCGAAAGTATTTGTCGTCGATAAATCTTTAAACCCCTTTAAAATCAAAATTCACCGCTAAGTTTTAAACTCTCTTTAAAGCTAATTTAAAGGGAGTTTTTTATGTCATTACCCATCCTAAAAATCGTGATTCACTGTTCTGCCACCCAAAACGGCAAGCAACTCAGAAATAAAACCGAAACCGCCGCACAGGTGATTGACCGCTGGCATAAGCAACGCGGCTTTAAGCGTCAATCGTGGGCATATCGCACCTTTAATCCGCATCTACAACATATCGGTTACCACTATGTGATCGACACCGATGGCACCGTTGAAACCGGTCGCAAAGTCGGTGAAACAGGTGCTCACGTTAAAGGGCATAATCAAAACAGTATCGGCATTTGCCTTGTCGGTGGGATCTCGATTGACGGCAAAAATTACGGACGCTACACCGTTAAGCAGTGGCAAGCGTTGCACCGATTATTGCGGGAGCTAGAAGCCAAATATCCTCAAGCACGCATTTGCGGGCATCGAGATTTAAGCCCCGACCTTAACGGTGACGGCACAATTACCCCGAACGAGTGGCTGAAAGATTGTCCGTGTTTTGATGTGTGGGAATGGCTTGACAGTGGCGATGTAATTAACCAAGACCATTTATTTAAAGATTAAGGAGCAACGATGACAATCAGTACATTATCCATCATTTCTCTTACATTGATGATCGGCTTTTTTTTCGAGGTTGGCAAAGCGATTGGGATTTTAGTTGTGAATGAGATTCGGTGGTGCTATCTGCGTTGGCAGCTCAAAAAACGAGGGGGTAAAAAATGAAATATTTTTTCGGCTCTGTTTGTATTGTTGCCGCCGCCTATCTTTTGGGGGCAGAAAATAGTTACTGGGGTTGGTTTTTGTTTGCCGCTTTTTGGGCAGTCTGCTGGTAGGAGATGATATGAAACTCACCGAACTGATTACCAACGACAACGGTCGCCTTTCCACCACCGCCTTTATCCAGTTTTTCGGGGCGTTATTAATGGCGGGAATTTTAACATATTGCGTCTATTTAGACCGCAGCTATACGCCGGAGCTGTTTATGACCTTTGCTATTTTCTGTGCCGGTGGTGCGGCGACCAAAGGTTTTGCTAATGCTATCGGTAAAGGAGGCAAACAATGACATTAAGTGCTTATATCTGGCTGACTATCATCGCCTTGCTCGGCGCGCTGTTTGGCTTTTTGTGGATCAAAGTGGCACAAGCAAAAAAGAAAATTGCTACCTATCAACAAATTACTGAGCGGCTTAAACAGCAACAAGCTATATCGCAAACGCAAATTAAAAACTATCAGGAGAAAACGAAGAATGAAGAAAACAGCCGTAGCGTTAGCCGTAATGATGTTATTACCCGCTTGCAGCAAGCCGGCGATTTACGTAACGAATAGCAGTTGTGCAGGGTTTAGCCTGATTAAAGCAAGTCGCAATGACACAACAGAAACCTTGCGTCAAATATGGGTGCATAACCAAACCTATCGTGCAATTTGCAGCAAGGAGGCTGAAAATGGCAGAAATCCTTGATGTGGTGCAAAAACATTGGGGGATTATCCTCTCTGTTGCCGGTTTTGTCGGGTTTATTGTTAGGTTGACAATGGACAGCAAGTACATCAAACGTGAAGAAATGCACAGTCTGAAACAGACGGTCAGCACCAACGAACACCGCTTGGACGCACTGGAAACCAAAGTGCAGGATTTGCCAACCACCAGCGACCTTGCCGAAATCAAAATCTTAATGGCAAAGCTGGACGGCAAAAGCGACAAAATCGCCACCAAAGTGGAGGGATTGAGTCATCAAGTACAACTGTTGATAGAAAAGGAAGTAAAAAATGGATAAGTACAATATTTTTGCACAAGACCAACGAATGCTGTTATTGCATTTTTTAGCAGAAAACAACAACAGTGCCAATGATGAGGTGTTGCAAGATTGCTTACGACTCTATGGGCATCGTATTAGTCGAGATGTGGTTCGTACTCAACTAAATTGGCTGGCAGAACAGGGCTTAGTGAACGTGAGTGATTTTGGGCATCTGCGAATTGGCAAATTAACCGCACGAGGTTTTGATGTCAGTCAAAATCAAGCGACAGTTGAAGGCGTGAAGAAAAATCCATTTATTGACGGTTTTCGTTAGAAAGGTGGCGATATGGAACAGCTTAGTGTTAAAAAAGCTACGCGGGGACGTGCCTCAAAAGTCGATTTACTACCGCCTAATATCAAAACTCAACTGGCAATGATGTTGCGTGATAAACAGTTTTCACAGCAAGAAATCCTACAAGAAATTAATGACCTCATTGCTGATTGTGGATTACCAGAGTCGATGCAATTAAGTCGCACCGGTTTAAACCGTTATGCCTCTCGAATGGAAAAATTTGGCACAAAAATCCGCCAATCGAGAGAAATTGCCGAAGTGTGGGCAAAGCAACTAGGCGAAACACCGCAAACGGATATTGGAAAGTTGCTGATGGAAGCGGTAAAAACAATGGCGTTTGAACTAACGTTAAACGCCGATGAAACAGGGATTAAAGATCCGAAATTTTTAAACCAGCTTGCCTTAATTTCCCAGCGGATTGAACAGGCTCAAAGCACCAACTACGAACGCGAGCGCAAAATCCGCAAAGAAGTACTGGAACAAGCCGCCAAAGCGGTTGAAGAAGCCGGTAAACAATCCGGAATGGCGATTGCCGATGTAGAAAAAATGATGAGAGCGGTTTATGGCATTAGCGACTAACACCCTATTGTATGGCTATCAACAGCGTTGGCTACAGGATAACAGCCGTTTCAAAGTGGCAATGTTTGCCCGTCAGACCGGCAAAACTTTTACCACTACATTAGAAATTGTGTTGGATTGCCTAGCCGCAGAAGCACGTGGTGAGAAAGCTCGTTGGGTGATTTTGTCGCGCGGAGAACGCCAAGCGAAAGAAGCGATTAACGAGGGCGTAAAACGTCATCTTGAGGCAGTCGGAGTGGCGTGTGAAATTGCCGAAGTGCCGTTTAGCCCCACCATTAACGCCTTAGAGGTGATTTTTCCGCACGGTTCCAAAATCACCGCGTTACCCGCTAATCCAGACACCGCGCGCGGATTTAGCGCCAACGTCTTTTTGGACGAGTTCGCGTTTCATCAAGACAGTCGTGAGATTTGGAAAGCGTTGTTTCCGGTGATTTCCGCCGGTTGGAAAATGCGTGTAGTTTCAACGCCGAATGGTAAAGGGAATAAATTTTATGAGTTGATGACTGACCTTGATAATACCGAATGGTCGCGACATACGGTCGATATTTATCAAGCCGTTGCAGACGGTTTGCCACGTGATATTGAACAGCTGCGCAAAGGGTTAAATGACGAGGACGCGTGGGCGCAAGAATTTGAGCTCAAGTGGCTCGACGAAGCCACAAGCTGGCTCAGTTATGACTTAATCGACAGCGTTGAACACGAGCTTGCCGGCAAGCCGGAGCATTACACCGGCAACCCGTGCTTTGTCGGGATGGATATTGCGGTGCGAGGCGACTTAACCGTGATTTGGGTGATTGAGTTGGTGGGCGATGTCTATTGGACACGGGAAATTATTACCTTGAAACGAGTGGCGTTGCGGGAACAGCTCGCCGAGTTAGACAGAGTAATGCACCAATACAACGTCATTGCTTGCAACCTCGACCAGACTGGTATGGGTGAAAAAATGGTGGAAGATGCCCAATATCAACACGGTAAACAACGAGTGCAAGGGGTGTTGTTTAATGTAGCAACCAAGTTAAATATGGCAACAATCGGCAAAAATGCCTTTGAAGACCGAAAAATCCGCATTCCGCAAGGCGACAGCGCCTTGCGTGAAGATTTGCACAAGCTCAAAAAAGTAACCGGTGCAACAGGACAACCACGCTTTGTCGCCGAGAGCGACAGCAGCGGACACGCCGACCGCACGTGGGCGTGTTTTTTGGCACTGTTGGCAGCCAATGAGGCGATATTGCTGCCGGTGAAAGCGTCCAGCCGTAAACCACGACAAAGTAAAAGAATGACAGAGGGATATTAAAATGGCGAATAAAAAACAGGATATGATCAACGTGATTGCGACTCGAGCGCAAGCGATAGATTACTACGCTATCAGCTATTATTTGCCAAACCCTGATCCGGTACTCAAAAAAATGGGTCGCGATATTAGCGCCTACCGCGAGGTATTGGCAGATAGCCATGTTGCCGGTTGTGTACGCCGCCGTAAAGCAGCGGTCAAAGGCTTAGAATGGCGAATCACGCCAACCGGGCGTGAGGATGTAGATGAACAACTCGAGGCGATTTTTGATGCGCTCCCACTCCATCAAATTATGTCACAAATTTTAAACGCTACCCTGTTCGGTTACCAAGCGTTGGAAGTGGTGTGGTGTTATGCAGACGACATTTGGCAACCGCTTGATATTCAGGGTAAACCGCCGGAATGGTTTGTGTTTGATGAGGATAATCAGCTAAAACTGCGTACCAAAGCCAATCCGGTGGAGGGTGTCGCTTTGCCGGAGAAGAAATTTTTACTCGCTACCCAAGATGCCACCTATGAAAATCCATACGGACAAGGCGATTTATCCAAATGCTTTTGGGCAGCGACCTTTAAAAAAGGTGGGTTTAAGTTTTGGTTGGAATTTACCGAAAAATACGGCTCACCGTGGTTAGTCGGTAAACATCCACGCACTGCCTCACCGGTCGAAACCGAAGATTTATTAGACAGTTTAGAGCAAATGCTTGGTACAGCGGTGGCGGCTATTCCGGACGACAGCTCAATTAATTTATTGGAAAGTGCCAGCAAAGGCGGCAGCTCACAAGTGTTTGATGACTTTTTGCGTTACTGTAAATCGGAAATCAGTGTTGCCATTTTAGGGCAAGACCAAACGACCGAAGCTGACAGTAATCGTGCCAGTGCTACTGCCGGGCTGGAAGTGTTGGAAGATATTCGCGATGATGATGCTCGCTTAGTTGAAAGCGTGTTTAACCAGCTTTTAAACTGGCTTTGTGAACTTAATTTTAATGTGGAACAGTTGCCGAAGTTTGAGCTGTTTGAGCAAGAGAGTGTCGATAAATTACAGGCGGAGCGTGATGAGATTTTATCGCGTGTTGGCGTGAAGTTTACTCAACAATATTTACAACGAACATATAACTTTGAAGAGGGTGATATTGAGTTAGTCGCTGAAAAGGCTGATAAGCCACAAGCCCAGTTTGCCGAACCAGAAATGCCAAAAAATATCGCCGATGGTATTGTTGAACAGCTCGAAGTGGAGGGTGAGCCTTATGTCGAAAGTTGGTTGCAACAGGTGCAGGACAGACTCTCTCAAGCAGAAAGTTTAGAAGATTTTCGTAACCAACTTGATAGCCTTATTCCGGAGCTGACCTTTGCTGAATATGCCAAAGTAATGGCGTGGGCAAGTACCACCGCTGAATTGGCTGGACGTTATAGCGTGGCGGAGGAAGTGATAAAATGACGGTACAAAGTGGCTTTAGCTTTAAAGAGCAAGCTCGCTATTTTGCGAAGAAGCTTAACCTGCCAACGAATAGTTATCTTGATGTGCTTGGCGAAGAACACGACTACTTTTTTATGGTGGCAGGAGCCAATCGCAATGAAGTGTTATTGGCTTTCCGGCAGGCGGTGGACGAAGCGATTGAGCGAGGCGAAACCCTTGAGGGATTTCGTAAGCAGTTTGATGAGATTGTCGCCAAAACCGGCTGGCAATATAACGGTGGGCGTAATTGGCGCACCCGCATTATCTACGATACCAATGTTTACGCCGCCTACAATCGTGGTCGTTTGCAACAACATCTTGATTTAGCCGATGTGATGCCCTATTGGGAATATCAACACAATGATAATGCGCACCCACGCCCTTTACACGTGCAATTAGACGGCACGATTAGACCGGCAAACGACCCGTTCTGGCGTTACTACTACCCGATTAAAGCCTACGGTTGCCACTGCACCGTGATTGCTCACGATGAAGACGACCTTAAAGCGATGGGGCGCAGCGTATCGCCGCCGGTCGAGATCCAATACGAGAGCAAAACGGTCGGCGTGCGCAGCGGCAACCCGCGTGCGGTGACCTTGCCGAAAGGTTACGACGCCGGTTTTACGCCACATAATTTTGACAACCTGAAGGCGGGGCGACTGGATAGCGTCGACAAAATGTTAATGCAAAAGATGGTAACGGCTGATCCACTGTTTGCGTCAAAGGCAGTTAATGATTTGCTGGTGCAGCCTGAGATTATGGCGTTACACGCCCGCGCGTTTCAGGACTGGGCGCGCAAAGTAGCGGTTGCCACAAAAGCCGATTTACCAGCCATTGAAGATGTTAAATTACTTGGCGTCTTGCCCGAGGCGATCATTGATAAATTAACGGCGGAGGGCATCCCTCCTAATTCAGCGGTTATTGCCATTGAGCGAAAAGGTTTATTGCATTCGCTGCGCGAGCTAAAAGAGAGTGCAAACATTGCTGTGCCGTTGTCATTCTGGGAAAAATTACCTGCTTATTTGCAAGCGCCGAAAGCTATACTTTTGCAGCGGAAAGAGCAATTTGAAAACCCAGATAAAAATTTAAACACCTTGCTTTTTATTTATGACGCACCACAAGGAAAAAAGATTGCGGTGAAATTGGAGTATAAATTTAATTTGAAAGATAGGTTGACGAAAAAAAATCAAAAATATCACTTAAACAGTGTTACTACTGGTAGCTTATTTAAGGATACAACCGGAATGCGTAAATATGAAGTGTTATGGGGTGAATTGTAGCGGTGGTTTGCCTGATTCGAACAGGATAATGAGCCGAAGCGCAACCTTTCCAGTAGGAAACCCTCACCGCTATTAATTAACTATACCCTAAGAATATTTTTTAATCAATAGGAGAAAAATAATGCAAAACGCACTACTATTTTACGAAGCGATAACGGCTATTAAAGCTCAAGAGGAACAAGCCCCAAGCCAAAATGGTGCGGCAATGTTGCAGCGCACCTTAACCATCATTGGCTCAGAGCTTGATGATACCGATTATTTTTACTTGTCGGTGTTTGCGCAAGCGTTAAGTGAAGCTAAAAAATTAAGTACCGCTAATGATTTTCCCTTTGAGCATTTAGGACTATTTGCCCACTCTCTTAGGGAGTCTTCAGTAAGCGGCTCGTGAGCTGTGAGTTTGGCATATGCCCACTCGCTCAAGGCGAGATTAAGCGACGCACGTTCGCCGCTCGCTTTTAAGCGCTCGATAGCTTGTTCAATATTTTTTGTCATTTTGTGATCCTTGATTTAGCGTGGCAACATTACCACGCTTTCTTTTTAGCCTAATTATTGGAGTGTGACAATGATCAAAATTACCCTAGACGACCGCGCCAGTCCCGAGTTGCAAAAGATTGCCATTCAATTACAGCACCCGAAAAAACTCTACGGTGTGCTTGGTGAAACCTTGAAAAAAATTCACAAGGCACGTTTTAAGCAAGAAGTTGATCCGGACGGCAAAAAGTGGAAGTCGCTTGAAAAGTCAACATTGGAACGTAAACGTAAAAAAGGCAAAAGCCTGAAGATTTTGCGTCAAGACGGCTATTTAAGCGATAAAACCGCCTATAATTACGACGATAATAGCGTGGAATTTGGTTCTGATGCCAAATATGCACGAATCCAACATTTTGGCGGCAAGACGGGGCGAGGACACAAAACAAAGTTGCACCCTCGTCCGTGGTTAGGTGTGAATAACAATGATAAAGAGGTGCTGTTAAATAAAGCGACCACATTGTTACAACGACAGTTATCGCAAATTAAGTAATTATCCGCTTTTTCCCGATAATTTAAAATTCATCATAAAACGCACGCTGTGGCGTTTTTCTCTTTCGGTAATATGATGTATCATCTGAAAAAATTTAAACGCACCCTGAAAGATTTAAACGGCATTAAAAATCTATTCTGCCGTTATTTTCCTTTTTTCCTTTCTCACTCTCCCATCTAAAATCTTTAAAGGGCTTTAAAATCAATTTGTATGCCCAATCGCTACACTAGCGTCATCAATTCAAAGGAGACGCTATGGAACTTATCGAAATCTTTCGTGCCGGCACCAGACAAGATGCTAACGGCAACACTGTCACCATTACCGCCGATGATTTAAAAACCATCGCCGCCAATTACAGCGCTCAGTACCACGAAGCCCCGATAGTGATCGGTCATCCGAAACACGACAATCCGGCTTATGGCTGGATTAAGGGCTTAGTGGCAGAGGGCGAAGTGTTAAAAGCCGAACCGCAACAGGTCGACAGTGCTTTTGCTGAACTGGTGCGTGAGGGCAAGTTTAAAAAAATCTCTGCCGCTTTTTACTTGCCAAACTCTGCTAACAACCCGAAACCAGACGGTTTTTATTTACGCCACGTCGGTTTTTTGGGGGCAATGCCGCCGGCGGTGAAAGGCTTAAAAGATCCGATGTTCGCCGACAGTGATACCGAATTTGTCGAGTTTAGCGATTGGACCAATGCCACGCTATGGCAACGGTTGCGCGATTTTTTTATTGATAAGTTTGGCTTAGATGATGCTGACCGTGTTTTGCCAGCATGGCAAGTGCAAAGTTTGCAAGAAGAGGCAACACGCGAAGACTTAAAGCAAACCTATGAAACACCACCCTCACCTATTTTTAATGAACCCGATGAGAAACCAAATGAAGGAGGAACTATGTCGGAACAAGAAAAGCAACGTCTTGCGGAACTTGAAGCTGAAAATGCACAGCTAAAAGCGGCACAGGCACAAGCGCAGCGCGAAAAAATGCACGCGGAAAATGCAGCGTTTACGGAAAGTTTGGTTGCGGAAGGCAAGCTCTCACCGAAGCAGAAAGAGGCTGCGCTCGCATTGCTGAATACAGAGCATGACAGTACTGAATTTTCGGAAGATGACTTTAAACAGCGTTTAAAAGCGTTTTTAACTGAACTGCCGAAATCGGTTGAGTTTGCGGAAGTGGCGACCAAAGACAAAGTCGCTGAACCAAAAGATGACAGCGTGGAATACGCCGAAGGGACTGACCCTGCTTCAATCGAAATGGATAAACAAGTACGTGCTTATATGAAAGAACATAGCGTCGGTTATGTTGAGGCGTTTAACGCAATTAACCAATAATTAACTAAAAGGAGACAATTAATGGCTGCACACAATTTAGCAAAATTACGTGTTCAAGACCCGGTCTTAACCCAACTGGCACAGGGCTATTACAACAACGAACTGGTCGGTGAAACCCTAATGCCGGTGGTCGAAATCGACAAAGAAGCCGGCAAAATTCCAACCTTTGGGCGTTTGGCATTCCGCCTGCCGAGTACCGTGCGCAACTTACGCGGTGCCTCAAACCGCCTCGAGCCGGAAGATATTGGCTCAATTGATGTAGCACTTGAAGAGCACGACGTGGAATATGCGATTGACTACCGTGAAGAGAACGAGGCGATTTTCTCATTGCGTCAATTTGCCCTTAACACCACTCAAGATGTGATTGCACTCGGACGCGAAAAAGCGATTGCGGATGCGGCGCAAAATGAAGCGAACTATGACACCACCAACAAAATTGTGTTATCCGGTGAATCACAGTTTAGCCACGAAAACTCCGACCCATTTGCGATTTTTGACGCGGCAAAACGGGCAATTAAACGTTCCATCGGGCGTAAAGCCAATGCCTGCATTATCGCCGGCGATGTATGGCAAGTCTTAAAAAGCCATCCGAAAGTGATTGAAAAAATCAAATACGTACAAACCGCCATTATTACTCCGGAGATTTTTGCCAAATTGATTGACGTGGACACTGTCAAAATCGGCGAAGCGGTCTACGAGGAGTCCAGCACGCTAAAAGATATTTGGACAGATACCGTGGTGTTGGCATATGTTGCGCCGCGCTCAACCGAGAAAAAAGGCACGGTGTATGAGCCAAGTTACGGTTATACCGTACGTCGCAAAGGTGGCTTGTTTGTTGACCGTTACGTCGAAAACGGCGGCAAATTGGAAGTGGTGCGTACCACCGACATTCACAAACCGCACTTGGTCGGTAAACCTGCCGGCTACCTGATCAAAGACTGCTTGTTATAGGAGGATATACTATGGCAAATCCATCCACCAAAACCTTGCTGACTTGCATTGTGGCGCATACGGCGATTTTGCATAACGGTAAACGTTACGACGTGGGCGAGGAGATTAACTTGTCCGAAGCGCAATACAAACGTTTGTCGCACTACCTTACCGTCAAAGACGACAGTGCTGCGCAAAAGGCAAAAGCACAAGCCAAAGCACAAGCGTTAGCGGAGCAAGCTAAAGCCGAAGTCGAAACGTCGGCAAATGCTAAAGCGGACGCTGAAGCTACAGCAAAAACCAAAACAGCGAAAGAGGCGAAATAATGTATATCACAACGGAGCGCTTGATAGCGACTTTCAGCCGACAAATCCTAATCCAGCTCAGTAATGACGACAGCCGAGCAACCGAGATTGCCTTGCCGGTGATTGAGATGGCGATTCGCTTTGCCGAAGAGCGGATTGATGCGGCGTTGCGCTCTCGCTATCCGTTGCCTTTACAGAATACGCCGACACTGATTGAGTCGCACGCTTGCGCCTTGGCACGTTATTGGCTCTATGCGCGCCGACCGGAGATGAAAATGCCGGAAACGGTGAAAGAGGTCTACCAACAGGCGATTAAAGAGCTGGAGCAAATCGCCACCGGCAAATTGCACTTAGGTGTTGCCGATGCCGGCGATAACCAACAGCCGGGCGAATTGTTAGCCGACAGCGGTGAATTTAAAGTGCGTTCCTCGTCAAAGCTCAATACGGACGGTTACTGATGTCTGCCACGCTCCCGATTTTGACCGCCATTCAACAACAGTTAAGTGCTGCCCTGCCGGATTGGCAGGTGGAACTAATGCCGGATAATCCGAGTGATTATTATCTGGCACACCCTAACGGCGCCGTGTTGATTGGCTATGTCGGCTCCACCTTTGGTGCTTTACGTGCCAGTGATGTGGTCAGTCAAACTCGCAAATTGCGCTTAATGTTGACCGTGATCAGCCGCAATTTACACAACGACAACGGCGCGTTGGCAGTGCTTGATCAGTTGCGCTTAAGTATTGCCGGCTTTCAGCCACCGAACTGCGGCAAGTGCTATTTGGTCAGTGAACAGTTCAACGATGAAGAGAGTGGAATTTGGCAATATCAACTGCAATTTGAGACCGAAACCGTGCAGCTTGAGCAGCTCAGTCCACAACATAAACCGAAATTTGTCGAAGCGATATTGCGCCGTCAAGGGCAACCGCTCGATAAAAAATTAAAACCTAAAAAAGGAGAAAACTAATGCCAGCAGCTTATCATCACGGCTCAGAAACGATCCGAGTCAATGGCGGCAGTGTTCCTGTCAGCCAAGTAGACGGCGCGATTATCGGCATTGTCGGCACCGCCCCAATCGGTGAGGTCAATGTTCTGAAATGCTGTGTCACCAAAAAAGATTTTGCCCAATTCGGTAATATCTTAGACCGAGGCTATTCACTTTGTGATGCGTTGGATATCTTAAGTCGTTACGCCGCCGGTCAAGTTTATGTGGTCAATGTGTTAGATCCAAGCAAACATCGCACTACCGTTAGTGAAGAGGCGTTGGAATTAGATGCAATGACCTTAATTGCGCAGACTGCCAATGTCGGCTTAATTGAGTTATCGCTAAAAGATAACGAAGAGGTGTTGGTTGAAGGGACGGATTACCGTGTCGATTTATTAACCGGTGAAATCACCTTGCTGAAAGCCCGCAATGCGCCACAGTTGAAAGCAACTTACAGCTATGCCGATCCAAGCAAGGTCACAGAAGCCGAGATTAAAGGCGGCGTTGATTCTCGCACCGAAGCGCGCAGCGGTTTTGAATTGCTTACCGCCGGCTTTAACCTGTTCGGCACCGATGCCAAAGTGTTGATCTGTCCGCAATATGACGCCACAGCGACAATGGCAGCGGCATTGGAAACCTATGCCTCACGTTTAAATGCGGTCGCTTATGTTGCTGCACCGCCGAACACCACCTTATCGCAAGCGATTGCCGGACGTGGCCCGGAAGGCAGCATTAACTTTAAGACCAGTTCCGACCGCACCCAGCTCTTTTTCCCGTATCTGTTGGGCGAACGCAACACGCTGGAAAGTTTAGCTACCCACGCCGCCGGTTTGCGAATGTTAACCGACGTGGAGCAAGGTTATTGGTACAGTATCTCCAACCGTCAGCTTAAAGGCGTGGTTGGTGTCGAGGTGGCGCTCACGGCACGGATTGACGACCAACAAAGCGAGACCAATCGCCTCAATGCGGTCGGGATTACCACCGTATTTAACAGTTTCGGCACCGGTTTCCGCGTTTGGGGTAACCGCAATGCCAGCTACCCGACCAATACCCATATCAGCAATTTTGAAACGGTTCAACGCACTGCCGATTTAATCGACGAAAGTATCCGCCGTGCCGAGTTGCAATATATGGATTTACCGATTGATGAAGCCTTGCTGGACAGCTTATTAAGCACGGTGGAAACCTATATGGGCACGTTAAAATCCATTGTCGGTTTCAGTGTGCAGCTTGATCCGGATGCGGATTTGGTCGATGCCTTCAGCCGTGGGCAAGTGCCGATTCAATACGATTTTACGCCGAAAATTCCGGCGGAACGGATCACCAACACCAGTGTCGTTACGCGTAAATACTTAGTGAATTTAGTTTCCGGAGGACAATAATGAGCGCAGTCATCAATCAAGTCGATAATGCCAATGTCTATATCAACGGCAACAGCTTAATTGGCAAAGCGAAAAGCATCAAATTGCCTGAATTTGAAGTGGAATTTATAGAACACGACAATTTAGGGTTAGTGGGAGTGATTAAATTGCCGAGCAAGGTTAATGCGTTGGAGGGCGAGGTAACGTGGGACGGTTTTTATCCAGAAGTGGCAGCAGTTGCCGGCAATCCGTTTAAAACCGCCCAACTGATGGTGCGTGCCGATGTGAAAGTCTTCAATGCGGCGGGGATGGCGGAAGAAGTGCCGTTGGTGCTGACGCTCAATGCGATGTTCAGCAAGGTCAATCTCGGTGAGTATAAAAAAGAGCCGACAGAATACCCGATGACGTTCCAAGTGCATGCAGTGAAACAGATGATTAACGGCAAAGAGGTGTTGTATTTTGATGCATTCAGCAACAAATACCGCGTTGCCGGCAAAGATATTTTGGATAAATACCGCAGTAATATCGGACAGTAAAATCTTTAAACGGCTTTAAAATCAAATTTAAACCTGTTTAAGTAAACTCCTTAGTAGAAATTAACCATAACCTACTAAGGAGTTTTTTTATGTCAGCAGAAATTGTGAAATTGGATTACCCCATCCGTGACGGCGAGGGTAAAGAAATTACCGAATTACATATTCGCCGCGCCAAAGCAAAAGATATTCGTAAATTGCGCAGCACAACGGATGTAGAACAAAGTATTGAATTGCTTGCCGCCCTTACGGGATTAGTCCCTGAAGATATTGATGAGCTTGATGTGGCTGATTTTACTAAAGCCTCGGCAGTCATTGAAAAAATGCTAAAGGGAAAGTCGGCATTAGCCAAATAGATGAGGTATTAGCGGATTTAGCGTGGTGGTTCGGTTGGCAACCAAGTGAGCTTGAAGAAATGACATTGGATGATGTTTCAATATGGTATCAGCAGGCAAAGCGTCAGATCAAAGCAAATTATACGAAAGCCGCTATTTAGCGGCTTTACGGTTAAACACAGTGCCAATAAGCCAAAGTACAAACAAGATAGCCGAAATAACCCCAATTACGGTGGTTGTGATTGGATAGGTGGTGTAAATCATACCACCTAAAATGCTAACAATAAAAAAGGCAGACAGTGCGATTACTGTAATGATCGCAGTTGAAACCATTTCAAAAATAATTTTCATCACTACCTCCTCATAAACCTAATAAAGGGACTATAACTTATGGGATCGAATTTAGCAATATCTTTAATCATTGGTGCGTCTGTTACTGGTGCAGTAAGGGGGATTAAATCACTCTCTAATAGCCTTAAACTCTTTCGCGACAACACACTATCTACCAAAAATAAGCTAACAGCGTTGGCAACACAGGCAGGGATTAGTCTAGGTAGCGCTGCTTCTACCTTATCTGCATTAAGTTCGACAGTGCTTGCTGCCTCAAAGCCAGCGATTGCCTTTGAAAGTGCAATGGCAGATGTTAAGAAAGTCGTTGATTTTAAAACGCCTGAAGGATTTAAAAACCTCTCAAAAGATATCTTAGAACTTACTCGCACGTTACCAATGACATCCGAAGAGCTTGCCGCCATTACCGCCTCTGGTGGGCAGCTTGGTGTAGCTGAAGAGGATTTAAAAGAATTTACCACGACGATTGCTAAGATGTCGGTTGCCTTTGATATGTCCGCTGAAGACAGTGGCGATGCAATGGCAAAACTAGCGAACGTGTATAAAATTCCGATTAAGGAAATTGGAAAATTAGGTGATGCTATCAACGAATTGTCAAACTCCAGTCCAGCCAAAGCCAGCGATATTGTTAGTACACTTGGTCGAATTGGTGGTGTGGCTAAGCAATTTGGCTTAACCGAAAATGCGGCAGCGGCGTTAGCAAACAGTTTTATTTCTTTGGGTAAAGCACCGGAAGTCGCTGGTACCGCAATCAATGGTATGTTGACCAAATTGATGACTGCCGACAAGGGCGGTAAGAAATTTCAGGCAGCGTTAGCTAGTGTGGGCGTTAGCGCAAAGCAATTAAAAGCAGATATTGCTAAAAATGGCGAGCAAGCCTTAGTCGGTTTTTTGAAAAAAATCCAGCATATGCCTAAAGAAAAGCAAATGGGCATTTTGGTTGATTTATTTGGGCTTGAATATGCTGACGATGTTGCTGTCTTAGCTGGTAATGTCAATGTGTTGGAAGATAGCTTAAAAACCTTGCAGCAGACCGATGAAAAAGGCAAACCGAAATATCTTGGTTCAATGGAGCGTGAATTTGCTGCCCGCGCGGCGACTACCGAAAATAGTCTGAAACTGCTTAAAAATAGCTTTACCGAAATTGCTATCAACATTGGTAGCCAATTTTTGCCCATTATCAATAAGGTCATCAATAAAATCCGTCCGCTTATCTATAGCATTACCGATTGGATTGCACAGCATCAAGAATTGGTCGCCGTTATTGTACAAGGAAGCGTTGGGATTGGTGCAGGTGTTGCCGCTATCTTAGCGTTAAATGGCGCTTTTAGCGGGGTATTAGCCGTCTTTACTGCAGGCAAAGGCATTATCGCTGGCGTAAATTCGGGGGTTATGCTGTTAACTAAACTTGTGCGCTTTAATTTGCCGCTATTGTTGCAGCTAGGCTCGATTTTTGGCGGGAAATTGCTTGTGGGGATAAAGGCAGCAACGCAAGCCGTTTTGTTTTTGGGCAGCAGTTTACTGCGACTTGGTGGCTTAGTGCTCTCGTTTGTGGGGCGCAGCTTTATCGCACTCGCTGGATTTATTGGCAAGACGGTGCTTGTCGCGACTAAATTAGCACAAGTGTTAATGGGCGCATTGTTTAAAGGCATAATGCTCGCCGGCAAAGCACTGTTCTTTTTAGGGCGCGCAATGCTCACTAATCCGATTGGGCTTGCCATTACCGGTATCGCGCTTGCTGCCTACCTGATTTACCGCTATTGGACACCAATCAAGGCGTTTTTCGGGCAACTGTGGGATTGGATAAAACTTAAATTTAATGCAGCGTGGACGTGGATTAGCGGCATTTGGTCGCAAGCGGCGGCGTGGTTTAGTGGGATTTGGGATAACATCAACGCCTTTTTTCACTCGGGGATTGGCAACATTACCGCCACTATCCTTAACTGGTCACCGCTCGGCTTATTTTACAAAGTCTTCGCCGGTGTGTTGTCGTGGTTTGGTGTCGATTTACCTAATAGTTTTACTGAGTTTGGTAAAAACCTCATTAACGGCTTGGTGAACGGCATCAATCGGGCGTGGGATAGCGCAAAACAGACGGTGAGTGCACTCGGCGACAGCGTCAAAAATTGGTTTGCGAAAAAATTAGGTATCCACAGCCCGAGCCGTGTATTTATGGGTTACGGTGAAAACACGGTGGATGGCTTAGTCATCGGAGTAGCAAAATCAGCGATGAAAGTCGCTAATGCGGTGAGTGGTATGGGTGAAAAAATGCAGCAAGCGATGCCACAGACCTTGACTGCACCGGTGATTGACACTGCACGTACCTTGACCAGTGCTGCGCCAAAACTCAAACCAACCCTTTCGGTGGTAGATACAGCGCACACATTGGTCGCTGCAACGCCTAAACTTAAACCAACTACGCCGGTAGTGGATACTGCACAGACATTGGTTAAGATAACGCCGCAGCTTAAACCGGCAGTTACTGTACCGACAAAGGCAAACAAAGCCGCAAGACAACGTCCTCGTGGCGTAGACCGTCGTGCAGCCGATCAGGCAACTGCTACCTTAACTGCGACCTATTTGCCGCCGACAATGCGGCAGGCAGCACAAGCAGAAACCAAACAAAAGGCAGTAGTATCACCGTTGTCGCAAACATTGCAACAGCATCAAGCCACTTCTCGCCAACAAGGTCGAGATAACGGCATTAATGTCGCCTTTAATCCGACCATTAATGTCAACGGTTCGTCCGAACAAGGCGTAATTGAACAAGTGCAGCAAGGCTTGCAGATGAGCTTGCGCGAGTTTGAACAGCTGATTAATCGTGTGGTAGATCAAAAAATGCGGAGGGCTTACTAATGAGTTATGCGTTATTAGGGCATATCGCCTTTGATTTGTTAAATGCACCGACAGCGTTGGATGAAAAACACAGTGCGACCTATGCCCAACACGATGTGCTAAGCGGTCGTCCACGTTTGCAAGCTATCGGTAATGAACTGACTGAACTTACATTAAATCTTAATCTGCACTATATGCTTGGCTCGGTCGATGGGCGTTATCAGGAGTTGATTTTAGCCAAGGAAAATCAACAAGCGTTGGCATTAGTGATCGGTTTTAATCAGTTTAAAGGTTATTTTGTCATTGTCGATATACAAAGCCAAGCTCTGTACAGCGATGCGCTCGGCAATACACTGGCACGTGAAGTATCAGTGACCTTACGAGAGTTTGTCGGGGAACAGGGACAAGATATTCTCGGTTTGGCGTTGCAATTCGGGGCAAATTCACCTATCGGGGCGTTGTTGCCGGCAGGTGCGGTGAAATTGATTAATCAAACTAAAACCTTAGTGACAAAAGGGGTACAGCTCTATCAGCAGACTAAACGGGTGATTAATGATGTGCGTAATACAGTAACGTTGATTAAAACGCTAGCACAAGATCCACTTTCTGCTTTAACACAATTACCCTCCGCTTTAGATAGTGTGGGTAAAGCAATAGGGCCGCTGGGTGAGATGTTGGGGTTGTCTAATAGCTTTAACGTATTAACGCAAGGGATTACGGGAACGCAATATTTTCTCCGTGACATCGCTGAAATTGCGGAGAATTTAAACGTCTTTGAAAGTGCGTTTAAACAAGGTTTAAACGACAGTAAACTAAGTGAATGGTTCGATGTTGGTGTGAAAGCGTTAGACAGCTGTGATGCAGTGCTTGAACGCCTTAGCGAACCTGTAACGCAAATGACGGCGTGGATTGTGTTACGCGAAGATAGTAACGGCGAGGTGCGTGATGAATAAAGTGATTCAGCACACGATTAGCGAAGGCGAACGTTGGGATTTACTTGCCTATCGCTATTACGGCGACATAGGTGAAATCAATCGTCTTATTAATGCTAATCCTCATCTCTCGTTTTGCGAAGTCTTGCCACGCGGCGAAACCTTATATGTGCCGATTATTCAGGTGAAAACCGATTCGCAAGCGGATTTACCGCCGTGGATGCAAGGAGAGAGTGAATGAATTTAACTGTGAGCCAACCGGATTTTCAGCTGTTTTACGGCAAAAGCAATATTACAACTGATGTCAAACCTTATTTAAAAGAGTTGACTTACACCGATTATCTTGCCGACCAATCCGATGAATTGCAGGTGACGTTTGAGGATATTGAGGGTAAATGGATCCGCAACTGGTTTCCGACGCAGGGCGATGAATTACGCTTATTGCTTGGCTATGTTGGCGCACCACTGGTCAATTTAGGGGCGTTTGAAATTGATGAGATTGAGTGGTCATATGACCGCCAAAGCGGTACGGTGGTAACGTTACGGGCGTTAAGCACCGGTATCAGCAAAGCTAACCGCACCTTAAAACCGAAAGCGTACGAAAACACCACCTTAGCGGCGATTGTGCGTGAGGTGGCAAGACGCTTAAAACTGAACGTGACCGGCACGGTCGCCAACATCCCGATTAAACGTGTTACCCAATATCAGGAGCGTGATGTTGAGTTTTTAACCCGATTAGCTCACGAGTATAACCACAGCTTTAAGATTGTCGGCAAAACATTGGTCTTTACCACGATGCAAAGTCTTGAACAACGTGCAGCCGTAGCAATGTTGGATTTAACACAAACGATCTCAATTCGCTTGCGAGACCGCATAAAAGATACAGTAAAAAGTGTGGAAGTCGCCGGTTTTAATGCCGATGAGAAAAAAGCAATTAAATCGACACAAAAGACAAAAAGCCGACGCCCTAGCAAGAAACAAGCGAAAGCTAGCAATGAAGATACACTAAAAGTCGTCACTCGCGGTGAAAGTCAAGAACAGATTAATGCACGTGCTGATGCGGCATTACATCAACAAAATGACGACCAGCAAGCGGGTGACATTACGGTTATCGGCGACCCGAAACTAGTTGCGGGTAATACGATTATGCTCACGCAAATGGGAATGTTTAGCGGTAAGTATTTAATTAAATCCGCGCATCACAGTTTTTCCCGCTCAAACGGCTATACCACCAATCTTGAAATTAGAATGTTAGAGTTTATTGAGGAGATACCAAATGCCGCAAGCACCCACCCATAATTTTAGCGCCACCTATCAAGAAGGTATCGTCTCACAAGTCGATGCGAAGCGACATAAAATCAAAGCGACAATTCCCGCGTTAGAGGATTTTGAAACCGCGTGGCTGTCATTCTTAACGCCGAATTCAGGCAGTAACCAGTTTTATTGCTTGCCAGATATTGGTGAATTGGTTGCTATTCTGCTTGATGCCCGTGGCGAGGGTGGTTGCGTACTAGGCACGATTTACAACAATCAAGACCCTACTCCTGCCGCAAGCAATGATATTTGGCTTAAAAAATTTAGCAACGGCACAACGATTGAACACAACCGCAAAACTGGCGATATTACGATACACGCTGCCGGTAAAGTGATTATTAATCATAGCAACGTTGATGTAAATAACGGCACAGTCACGGTTAATGGCGGTGATGTAGTGGCGGATGGCATTAGCCTTAAAAATCACACGCATAGCGGCGTGAAAGCAGGTGGCGACAGCACCGGAAAACCGCAATAAAAATCTTTAAACCCCTTTAAAATCAATTTTTCCTTTCGCCCCGTATCATCGGGGTATGAAGACACAAATCACACATATCCATTGGCAACTTTCCCCGGATATCAGCAGTAACAGCGCGATTACCGGGGAAGATGATATCCACCAATGCATCAGCAATATCTTAGCCACCCAAAAAGGCAGCGATATTTTGCGTCCAGAGTTCGGTAGTCATCATTTTGATTACATCGACCAGCCGTTTGATGTCGCTGTACCGAATATCGTGCGCGAAATCTGGACGGCGCTAGAACGCTGGGAGACGCGGATTGTGGTGCAAAGTGTGGAGGTTACCGGCGAAGCGCCGCACTTTTATTTTGATATTAAGTGGTGCTTACGTGATGACGTAGAACGACAGATTTATCAAACCGAGGTGAAGCATGGTTAGTCAAGCAAGAGAAGATGTCAAAATTATTGCAGATGACGTAAAAGTCATCTTAGCGGAAGCGATTGCAGACTACGAACAGCGTACCGGCAAAACCTTGCAACCAGCGCATATCGAGCGCTCAATTATCCAAACATACGCTTATCGAGAACTTTTAATTCGCAAAGGGATTAATGAGGCGTTTTTACAGACATTTCCGCAATATGCCACCGGCTTAGCACTCGATTTATGTGGTGAGCCGCTCGGCTGCTATCGGCTGCGTGATAAAGCAGCACGTTGTGTGCTGCGTTTTAGTGTGAGTGGCGAGCATCAATCGATTTTAATTCCGAAAGGTACTGTTGTAGCGGTTGCTGACCAGCTTAGTTTTGTCACGATTGCCAATGACGTGATTACCCCACTGATTAGTTATGTCGAAATTGAAGCGGAAGCGACGGTTACAGGCACAGTGGGTAACGGCTGGGAAATCGGGCGTGTTAAAACCTTAAAAAGCAAACTTGCCACCGATAAAGAGATTGCCGTTACTAATATTGATGTCACTTCGGGCGGCATCGAAGAAGAAGATGATGACGCGTATCGCGTGCGCATTCTTGCCGCGCCGGAAGCGTTTAATACTTGCGGGTCGGTTGCCGCTTATGACTATTACACTCGCTCAGTCTCACAAGCAATTGTTGATGTTGCGGTCGTCACTCCCGCAGGTGGCAAAGTGGATATTTATCCTCTTACTGTCACGGGTGTGCCGGATGAGCGGCTAAAAACAGATATTAAAAATTATTTATCTGCTGAAACACGTCGCCCGCTTTGCGATGTTGTGACAGTGAAATCACCTGTTGTGCGTAATTATCAAATCATTGCCGAACTGACCTTGTTGCAAGGCTATCGTGAAGATATCGTCAAAACGCAAGCGAGAGATGCGCTGCTGAATTACCTCTCTACCCGCACCCGCAAACTTGGAATAGACGTCGTACCGAGTGCGTTAATGCAAGTGTTGCGCGTAGAGGGTGTGTATGACGTCGTGATTAATCAGCCGGCGAAAATGGTAGTCAGTGCCACAGAATGGGCGAACTGCACGTCAGTCACAATTAATGTAAATAAGGTGCGTCAAGATGGCTAATTTACAGTACCCAGTCATTATTGCCGCAAGTGATAAATTTGTCGCGTTATGCGAGCTCGGCAAGCGCCTTAATCTTACGCAAAAACGTCAAATTATGACGACATTAGTCGAGTTATTACCCGATGATGTGATGCCACTGCTCGCCGAAAAATGGAGCATGACCAGCTATGACGGGATGTTTGTCGCTGATACAGCGCAATCTAAATCAGCATTAATCAACAATGCCGTGCAATTACATCGCTATAAAGGCACACCATACAGCATCCGCGAAGTGATGCGAAAACTGGGGTATGGCGAAATTGAAATTGATGAAGGGCTTATCTTACGTGATTACAGCTCAAATCAATCTGTTGCTGCGATTCCGGCTGCAGAAAAATGGGCGTATTACGGTATTAAGCTCTCAAAACCAATTACGCGTGATCAAGCAGAAGAAATTAAGAAAGTCTTACGCAGCTATGCGCCGGCGCGCTGCGTGCTGGGTATTTTGGACTATAAATCCACACCGCTGCTGTATAACCACCAAGCAACCTATAACGGTGCTTATAATCACGGATCAATCTAACAGGAGATCAAAATGGCAGGCTTAAAAGAAGAAAATAAATGGGAAAATGAGATTTATCGCATTGAAGAAAACGACCCCGTGGTTGGTGGCGAGGACGGTCTCTCAAATAAACCGCAAAAGCAGTTAGCAAACCGCACACAATGGCTTAAAGCCAAAATTGCTGAGTTATTTAGTAAAGGCGCACCGAAGAAAATTACCGGCGATACGACAAATACAGTCGAGCCAGATGGACATACACACGAAATCGATAAAGCGTCAACATCAAGATACGGCATTACGCAACTCACGGACAGTGTTAATTTTGCATCGAGTTTATTTGCTGCGTCCGCGTTGGCGGTTAAGACTGCTTATGACAAAGCGGTGTCAGCTTATAATTTGGCGGCGGGTAAAGCTAACTCAACTACCAATATATCCGCCGGCAATGGTTTAACCGGTGGCGGTCAGATTAATGCTAACAGAACAATCGCAATGGGAACGCCGTCAAGCATTACCGCGTCAACCACAAACAGCGTCACTTCAACCAGCCATACACACGCGATTGAAAAAGGTAGTTTAACGACAAGCGGTATTGTGCAATTAACAGATAGCGTTAATCAGGATTCCTCTGTTTTTGCGGCAACTGCCAAAGCGGTCAAGACGGCATTTGATAAAGCCGTGGGGGCTTATAACGCTGCAGCAGGTAAAGTCAGTAAAGCTGGGGACACAATGACAGGTGTTTTACGTGCAGCCGATTTTGTGATGAATCGTAACGGTAATCAAAAACTATCTTCTCTTTTTGATGCATTGATAAAGCTCGCGCAGGGTGATGCAACGGGTTTTCAGAATATCGTGAATACGTGGGGTAATGCCGGCACAACACCACTGGGAATTACTTATAATTTTACCAACGCTAACGCGTGGTATATTTGCTTCGGACCTTTTTTTGGGAATCTAATTATCCAAGGG